GGATTATTTCGATAACGTGGTTTCTTGCTTCGTCCTCTCTCGTTATTAGCAATCCCTTTTCTTTTCTAGATGACCTCAGTTCCTCGACGAACATCCGCACCCATTCCCTCTCCTCCTCCCGTGCTTGGGCTACGGCTCCATTCCCGTACTCAATCAGTTCATTGCCGTCAAGGTCTGCTAGCCAGCTATCAAAGGCGGCCTCATAGTGGTCTTTGTCGCCGTGGTAATCTCGCATAAACACGGTAACTAGGTAATCATCGAATTGTGGTTGTTCGTTCATTGTGGGTGGGTGGTTAGTTGATTATAGATTATCGCCGCCCCGCCGTTTGCTCACCGGCCTCATTGGAACCAGTCCGGGACCGGATCACGCGCACGGGGCAACGAAGCGTTTTTATGGCCGATAGTAGTTACTGACGTTTCTTACCCAGTTTTCAGAATACCGCCCGACGTACTTGCGGACGATCCGCTCCGGCGTGTCCTTGCCTTCATCTAGGTAATAGGTCCGGAGTATTCGGGCAACGTCATCGGCAGCTTCGATCCAGGAGTCGTAATGCTTGATATGCGAGTTGCAGGATTCGGCGGGCTTGCCTTTGATTCCCCAGGCGTTGAATGAGTGCTGACAGCCGTACCAGTTGGTACCCAGCGAGCTTTCGGCGTTGGCGATTCCGAGTAGGAGCCCGTACGGGACGTTCCAGTTCTGGCTGGCGATCATCGAGGCTTCAGATAGGTCAGCCGGAGCTTCCCCTGAGAGGCCCTGTGCGGCCTGATTTGAGGCTTTTGCCTGTGAAATGAGTATTGAGGCGTGCTTGGGCGTTTGTTGCGCCACGGCCCACAAGATCAGGGTTGCGGTGAGTCCTAGAATGACGACAAGGTAGCAAGCGTGCATCGAGGTCTTTTTGATTGGTGCGTAGGGAAAATAGCGTTTTGTTTTCATTGTGGTGGTGGTTAATTGATTCGATCTCTTAGGATCTCCGAAGAGGATTGCATTCCGGTTATCCGGATAGTCGTGCTCTCTCGACGGTTCTTGAGGACGACGTCCTTAACCCGGTGCCAGAACGCGGTACCGCCAGGCCAATGCCTGCGCTCACCCGCTTCGGGGATTGCCTGAATAATCTCGCGGATAAGGATACCCTCGTCGAACATCCGCTTAATCGCGACGCGCCAGGCAATCCAGATGGACGGGGAGAGATCTCCACTCTTGATATCAAACCGGCCTTGAACTGCCTGGAGTACCGCGTCGTAGTGTTCGCGCTTGTAGGGCGACTTCACGGACATGGCTAGAACGGGATCTCCTCGCCGTTCTCGTCGGTCAACGGACCGGCGTCCGTGTCGCCTTTCGGTTCAGGCTCCAAGCTCTGCCTGGCTTCGTCGGTGAACATCTCAGATTCCTTGTTCTTCATGGCGAGATAGGCCTTGTTGAGTTCCTCAAGAGTTGCCTCTTTGAAGCTCGCAATCGTCACGCCGAGCTGGTCCCGAAGATTCTTCTTCAAGGTCTCTTTCTGCTCAGGTGACGCAGCAATAGTCGGCCACAGTTTCTTAGCGGTGGCAAAGATTGCTCTGATAGTCGTCTCCCGATCTTCCCCGGCACGAGACTTATCCTGCGACCGCTTTGCGTCAATGTCGAATGAATCGCCGCCATCGAACAGCCGCTCAAGGTCAAAGGTCGGCTGCAGTGCCTCCCACTCTCCCTTGATTTGCGTGTCAATGTCCTTAGGAGGTTTCGCAATTACCGAGTACTCGGTGTTGAGTTTCTCTCCTCGTCGGGTAATGACGATGTCGTAGCCGGACGGATGACCGAAGTCAGAGTCGTTCGCGTATGCGGTGATGCTGGAGATGATGGTCTTTTGGGTCAATTCGAGCACCTGGACGCGGTTCTCGCCGTAGTTCCAGACGGGCAATGCCCAGAAGTACTTGTTGTCCTTGACTTCAAGGTTCGCGGCGAAGGTCTCGCCCTCCCGAATCCGAATCGGCTTTCGGACTTCCTTGCCGTCTTCGTCGAGCTGCTCGACCCAGCCGAGATAGCCCATAATCGGGGAAGCTAGAATGCGGATCTTATTCTTGCCCACTTTGGGCTTCATGTAGTTGCTTGAGGATTGAGGGACTTCGTAGCCCTCAGGTAAAAATGGTTGGTTGTTCATTGCTTTGGTGGATTAGTTATTAAATCTTATAGAGTAAAGGTCTTGTGGCAATGCGGGCATTCTATTTCACGCTTCAACGCCTCCAGCGCCTTCCGCTCAGCCTCGGCCTTCTCCTTCAGCTTCGCTTCCACGGCAGCCCGTTCTTTTGCAGCCTTCTGGCGTTCTACCTGGGCTTTCGCCTCCAGCGCCTTCCGCTCAGCCTCGGCCTTCTCGCGCTCAGCCGCGAGTATGGCTGCTTGCTTCGCCCGTTCCTTCGCCTGCTCCTGTTCACGCTTTACCGCTTCAACCTTCAGTCGCTCGTTCTCCAGGCGAATGCGTTCCCGCTCCTCGGCTTCGGCTTTCTCCGCCGCAATCCGCGCGTCCTCCGCCTTCTTCTCTGCTTCTATGCGCGCCTGTTCTGCCTCGGCTGCCGCTTTCTTTTCTACAAAGTGTTCTTGGTCGTCCAGGTAATTCTCGATTGGCTCAAACAGCGCTTTCAGTACGTTGGCAATTCCGTCTATGGCCTTGCCCTCTCGTAGCGCCTGCTCTTTCAGCGCCTTCCGCGCCTTCTCTATCGCAATCCGCTTTTCGCGAAGAAACAATCTGCCTGAACGTGCCATAGCCATATCGCCAACCTGGTCTGCATTGGTTACGACAATCTACCGTGCTTTTGTCTCCCACTCACTAGCGATTGCAAAGTACTCTTGGAAGTTATCGAGAATATACTGCGCCTTTGTAGGTTCTAGTCCGCTGTCGCGGACAATCAGCTGTAACTGGTTTTCACTGTTGGTCATTTGAATGTTGGTTAGTTGATTAATTGCCTAAATAGCACTGGTAGCAACGGACCTTGGAGACGTCGTAACGGGCGATCTCAAAGTCCTTGAGGGTTGCCGACTTGCCGCAACGGACACAGACGATTTGCTTGTCACCGCGATTCTCGACGGCGAAATAGAACTCGCCTTTGCCCGATAGGATCTGCGCCCACGTGTCGCCCGGGTACTCCTCCTGCCAGAGCTTTAGCCTCTCCATATTGTTTTTGACGTACTCGGTCATGCCCGTTGGAGTTTAAGAGCGTGGGAATGGGCCATATCAGCGGCCTCATCGATCAGATCGAGGTCAAAAGCGATGTTGTCGCCGACAAACTGAAGACTGCCTACTGTAAAGGTCTTCAGGTATTCGCGCCTCTTGGCCCGATTCCTAAAATAGTAGGTGGTGAGAGTGTCAGCCAGAGACTGACGTGACTTGGTAAGCATGGACGTGGTGGTTACTTAATTAGTAAGGGTACAAGGGTAGTATATACCTGATGTGGAATACTGTCAAGAGACCAGATATCCACAAGGACAATTACATTTAACGACGCTTACTTATCTCCCCTTCTTCCTTCCCTCTTAGGGAGGCAGGATTTCTGTGTCCTACACACTGGCAGATGCCTGCATGTGACAGGTTATTCCGATCCTTGAGATTGATTGCTCTCCGTCGGACATCCTCTATCACGTTTATGGAGCCGGGGTGACCTCTCTCCCTTCCCTTAAGATTCATGCGTCGCACAATATTACTGGTAGCGACACATCACTCCTAGGGGAAGGAAGGGCGAGTGCTCCGTTTTTCGGTCGCAGCTATTTATCGTCGGCTGTAACACGATTCCGACGTGGTGGGATTGTAAGAAGCTAAAGCCAACCGTTCACTATTTCTAGAATTGCAACATAAAACACAATATAGCCAGTCAGTCTAAGGAGGTTGACGCGTGTTTCGCTCATTTTGGGATTAATGGATTCGAAGGCGGCCAAGATAAATAACGAGAGACCGCAGAGAATATAGAGGAGTGATTGTGTTGACATAGGTTGAATGATACGAAAGTACCGATTAGCAGCGGGAACGGACCGCCGCTAATCGGTACTTCGGTAACAGTTCCGTTCACTGCATAGTCAGGATATCACCACCACGAAAGTAGTCAAGCCGAACGGCTAGCACTCACCGACTACGACTGCCAATTCCTCCATTTCGGAAAGGCTACTCGAGAGGCGCGCCTTCGCGGAACTTGGCCCACTCAGCCGAGCTCACGCCCTTGGCTACCGTTGCGTAGAGGGCCTGGAACTTGCCCTTGTCGTTTTGGGCTACGCGGATCGTTCCGTCTTTGTAGAGCAGGCCTACCTTGCCGGCGTCCTTGCCCTCGGTGACGAGGATGGCGCGGACGTTGTCGTTCACGGCTGGTTGTTTGAAAATGCTATTAACGAGTTGGTCTAGGGTCATGGATTGGTTCATGAAGAATAAGTCGGGGTCAATGAGGTCCGAGGTGAATCCGTCCTCCCAGTGGATACGGCCGGAATGCCAGATGTCGATGTGGACGTGGGGACCTGAACTCCACCCGGCATGCGGCTGGTCGTCGGGATGTCCTCCCGTTCGAGCAAGTATTTCCCCTTCCGATGCTTCTCCTCCCTCCTGAATGATCCGAGAAAGGTGCAGGAATCGCACCAAAGGTCCGTTCTTGAGCCTGTAGTGAAGAGTGAGGCCTCCTTGCGGTCCGACACTCACGTTGACCACGTTGCCGGCCTCAGGAGCGTAAATCGGGGTTCCTACATCAGTAATCAAATCGAGGCCTAGGTGAAACGCGTTATAGTGGGTCAATACGCCGAAGCGGTAGCCGCGGGGCAGGCTGTCCCAGTTGTCTAAAGGTGGTCGCATAAAATGGAAGAATAGGGTCAGGGCTAGAAGAGTGGATTTGACCCGAGCTTAGGTTAGCTCTTACCTCATTGACTCCCAAAGAGCCACTAATCCAGCCCTGACCGTTTTTAAGTGAGTCGTGAAACGACCCAGACGATTGCTACCAGTACGACAACGCAATCGGCTACGATTGAAAGAATGTTTCTCATAGTTATTTGTTAAGAATAAACGTAAATAAAAGGATTATTGCGAGTATGTCTATGATTAAGAGGGTAAGTAAGATTCTGTTTACGAGATTCATAGGTTTACCTTCGTCCACGAAATGACGATCTGGCTCAGAATCCCGCCGATCAGCGAGGCGACCACTACGATTACTGAGAACTTTCCCATGAGATTGTCTTTCCAGCGTTCGATGTCCTCCACCCTCTTTGAAAGTGTCTTGTAGTTTTCGGAGTACGAAATGATCTGACTCTGAATGGAAGTGACGCGCTCATGAACGCGGATCAGCAGATCGTGGTCGTTGGCTGGAATTCGATCCTCGAGTTCGTCGTGGATGTTGGGTGTGGTCATAGCGAGAAGAAAGATTACTGGTAAGTGTAGAATAGTACAGTTGTCAGGGGGTGTGGGCCGTCCGACCCTTGTCAGCTTGGGCGCGCGCTTCCGTCGTTCGTCATCTTGTGCTTATGCCCCTTCTTAATCTGTTAAACGAATTTCCTTTTTGGGGTGGTAATATATACGTTATCCAAAGCTTACTGGGAACTTTCCCGCCTAACTCCCAGTTACGGGTACAATTATCTCCCGGAGAATACGCAAATTGCGGAAGCGCGAAGTCAAATTGCTGGTCAGTCCCTGGGGTTACCATATTGACAATATCACTTCCTGATATACCCAACTGTAAGTAAAAGTTAGTTGGCGGACTCGCGTTCCAATTATAACTGGGTATAATCAATGTACCGCCTGTTCCCGCATACTCTCCTGCCGTGCCATCCAAGGCTGACCCGATTATCCCGCCCGCTCCATCAGCAAATATGTCATTATCCCAAGTCGCGCTGCAAATAGGCTGACTAATGTTTAGTTTCCAATCAATCCCTACCTCAGTAATTATGGCGTTGACGGGTATCCCGGTAACATTGAAAGCCAGCATCGCACTCCACCGCCAGAGAGACGACCCCGGAGGCGGACTCGTATTAACGCCTATGGTAGCGGTTGATCCGACAGTCTTGGTATAAGTCGCCGTAAAACCATCTTTCCTGATGATAAATCCGCTCTTACTGGTATCGGCCGCGAATTTAGCTATTGGCATTGACATGAGGACAAGGATAATTTTGACATATTTTAGGGCGTACTGGCTGGCCTTCCTTTTCATAAACCGTACACTTGCCCGTTTCAGTATCAAAAAACGTACACATATGCAGTATCATTTTACCTTTTCTGACGGCCTTACCTTTCAGGACTGACTCTTTGCTGGGATTGTCGGCCTGTTCGACAAACTCACTGCGGTTCTTCTTCGTAAACTGTTCTATCCGACAAATATCGCTTTCCGTAACCGGAACGTGAGCGGGGCAGCATTCGGGATTCAGGCACGCCATTAAACCTCTGCCATCTTAGTTACCATCACATCGTCATTGGTTTGAGCCGAGGCACGTTCGGCATATATGTCATTGGTCGCGTCTGAAGTATAACCAAGCGGATATTCCCATTTCTCGCCAGCAGACAGTTTAGCGATAAACTCAAGCGGCCCAACACCTGACGTATTCCCTAAGTAAATGTCTTCATCTCCATTATTCGTAATTATTACGGCTACCATAGTCGCGTCAGCCGAAGCATCTACGACTAATACGGCTGAAGCATCCACGTCATAACTGGTAACATCAAGAACTTTGAGAGCATTCGGTTTGACGGCTGTTTCCATAGATTCAACGGCGGTCTTTATGGCCGCACTGTTGTCTTCCGTTACCAAGCCTCTGCTTCCTGAGATGAAGTTATCAATGGTCTGCAACGCCGTGACCATCGCGGCGAACTGCGTCTGGCTGATACCGCCTGATTGCAAAGCAGTATTGATCGCGGCTAAGTCGGTCGCGGAAACTGGTACAGGCGTCGCGCGGAGTTCAGTATTAGTGAGGGCATCAGTTTGTTGGCTTGCTTCCGTAGCCGCACCGGTTGGGAGTGGAAGCGCTACGACAGATATTGGTTGGGTAGCCTGCCAAAACGTCCCAGTTACCGGAACTGAAGCGAGAGCAGTAATAATATCATCTTGTTTTGCTTCGGTAGCTGGATCGATTCTCTCGTCCGCGGAGTTCTTGAGACCGACGACTTCATAGCCGCCAGCTAATCCCCCAACTATGGTGGCGCGAAAGGATTGGGTCGCGTCATCGTAGGCTTCGTTGGTAATGTCGTTGAGGCTGGGCATGGGTTAGGGATTAAGGGTCTCGGAAAGGATGTCGCTGACGATGTAGGACCGGGCGACCTGCCCGATCTTGGACATGGCGTTCGAGATCAGCCTCGCCTGCTCGGCCGGGTCGAGGTAGCGGAAGGCGGGGTCTTGCAGACTCTGGCCGATCAGCTCGTGCGTGGCTCGGCCGATCACCGTCTGAAGTTCCCCCATCTGCCTGGCGTCGAGCTTGAACTTCAGCCCCTGGAAGTTAATCGTTTTGGGCGCGGTTTTGGGAAAGTGTCCGGTTTCCCCCATCTCGTCGTAAAGGTCGAGGACGAACTGGGTGGCCGGGTCAATGTCAAGACTTTCCACAAAGGTAGGATTCAGGAACACATTGAAGAGGTTGTTCGCGTCCTCATCATAGATGTCTTTAACTTCACCGAACGGCCCCACACGCGCGGGCAGGGTTTTGGATAGGCCGGGAATCTTGCTTTTGACTTGGTTTAGCGCGTAGAGAATCGTATTCGGGTCATAGGTGTTACGGGACACATTGTCGGAGAGCTGCCGAATTTGATTACTCAATGTGGGGACGAAGCTTGCCGGGATACCGGAGGCGGTTCGCACAAAGGAATCTAATGGGTCGTATCCTCCGAAAAAGCGCTGTAATCCCTGGAGTAAAGGCTGTTCGGCAATCGTCTGCGCTCCTCCGGCAATCGAATTGACGGCGGTAGCTACGATACCAATTCCGCTGCGGTTCTTCGGGTCGGTCAGGTTCTCGTCGATGTTAGCCCCCATGGAAATGCCAATGGCCGCAGGCTGGAACCAGTCGTAATTGACCGTTACGTCGCCTTGCTGCGGACGGGCAGTATCGGGATCGAAGCCTGAGAACACCCAGCGCTTTAATCCTGAGAGGTTGAGGCGATACTCTCCTAAGCCCGTTTCACGACGAAACTCGGCGACGTTGCGGTTTTCCTCGCGCCGTCCGGTGATAATCCCAAGGCGATGCAGATACGCCCCTAAAACTACCTGGGAGCCTGTGCCTGTGGCTGCCCGTGCCGTCGCGTCGATAAACTGACGTTGGCGAAAGGGCTGCTTGGTGATGAGCGGACGCAGTAACTCAAAGGCGGACTTGACGAATCCGGCAGGGGAATACTCAATGCCACGCGCCACCAACGCGCCTGGGGTCTTCGGATATTTCAGTACGGCCTCGCCAAAACCGAAGTTCTTGTTTCCCGTCATCTCATTCAGACCCCTCTTCACTCGCGATAAACCACGGCTGATCATGTTGTTATCCTGAAAAGTACGATAGAGACCAAAGAGGTCAGCCGTTTCCTCCATGGCGGCCGTCGGTTTGGTGAGCTTCTCCCCTCGCATTCGGGCAAGCGCCATCTGATTGCGGAGTTCGTCGAACCTTGCGGCGTTATAGGACACGCGGTCAGGGACGCGGAGAATGTAGTCGAGTCCAGTCTCCAGCTTGGAACCTATCTGGCCGCGGAAAACCCGCGTCTTGGGAATATCAAGCTGGGTTTGCGGTCCGATACGCACACCGGCGTTGATTTCCTCGAGCGCTTCCTGAAAGCCTTGTTTTCCCGCGCGAAGTTGTCCGGGCAGGTCGGGAAGTGTTTTGGAGCGAAAGCCCGCCGCGGGCTTGCCAGTGAAGAGGCCGCGTAAGGCGCTGACCACAACATCGAGGCCAGTACCAACCACGTCACTTACTACTTCGTCAGCCGCAAATCCAACGTTGCCAACCACGTTGCGGACGGCGGTCTTCCAGTTGAGCAGCTGCGCGATGCGCTGGGCGTGGCTCACTTTTTCAGCCAAGGTGGCTGGAATCTCTTTGAAAATGTCGTCGAGCATACGGGCAGTGGCGATCGTCTTTTCGCGGCTGGGTTTCATGCGTTGGAGCTTTTGTGCGGACTCGGTGAGTTTCTCGGCTAAGGCTTTATCCAGCTTGAGATTGAGGTTCAGCCGTTCCGCATTTGCCCGATCAAAGAGACGCTGAGCGTAACGGAGTATACCTGCAGGACTAGTACGGCCGTAGTGCGAGAGAATTTGAATCGCTTGTCCCTGGGTCGTTGCTCCTCGTGAAGTCTGCTCGATGATGTCGAGCGCCTCGTCATAGCGATTGAGCTTCTGCAAACGGAGTAAGGTTTCCTGCGCGACCGCGTTACTTTGCGCCGTGCGTTGTCCAGGCTTGCGAGCAATACGAAGCGCCTCGTCGAAGTCGTTTTTGACGAGCTGCTTTGCATTTCGCACCAGCTCTTTGTTGGAAAGCTGTTGATAGACTTCCGGCTCGATACGGTCGGCCAGCTCCTTGTTCGTCCGAAACGACTCTTTTACCGTGGTCGCAAACTTACGCGTGCCCGTCCGGGGTGCCGCAGTTTTCGGGGTCGTACGTCCTAAAGCCTTGAGAGTCTTTTGACGCGGTAGTCCAAAAATGGCTTCGGGGATTCCGACCCCGCGGCGTAATCCGGCAATGGCTCCGAGGCCGAGCGCGAGACTTGCAGGGTCGCCAAATCCTTGCGCGAGAGAAGCGCCGATGGCTGTCGTCGGCCCTAACGCCCTGGCTATTGGTCGAAGCCCGGGGGCAAGTGTGCGCTCTCCGCTCGCCTGGATGTCTGCGGCCCGCTCAGCGAGAGATTGACCGCCTTCGCGAAAGGGCTCTGAAGTAAAGTCGGCCGCCTGTTCGCGCACCTGACGGCTGGCTCCGGTAACTGGAGTGGAGAGAAGGGACGCGAGCAGGCGTACGGCCCCCTCGCCAGACCCTTGAATCGAACGAAGTACAGTCTGCGGAATGTCGACGCGGCGATTAAGGAAGTCAATAAAACCACTCCCCTGCCCCGCTTTTGGCGCTTCCGATAGGGGAGGGGATTGTGTCGGCCTACTCTGAAGGTCGGGACGGAAAAGCCCGCTCAAATCCAAGCGCGGTCCGATTGCGGGCCTTGTCTGCGAAGTCGGCCGGGCGGGGCGCGCACCGCCTCCGTACTTGTCTCTGAAATATCCCATAAAGCGTGGTTACTTGCCCGAATAGGCGTCGCCGATGCTTTCGATGGCGTCTCGAATCTGGGCGTCGAGCAGGTTGTAGTTCCGCGGCTTCAAGAGGTGGACGAACGGCGCGGATTTGGGGTCGTTGACGATTATGTCGAACTGCGTAGGATCGCCGTCGATAGTCTGCTGCGCGTCGACATAATCCAGATAAATCGCCTGCGGGTCCACACTCATGTTGTCCGGCAGAATGACCTCTTTGGCAAAATCCTGATAGCGCTTGGTCGTGCCGTAGAGCGCGTTGGCTACGTCGCCGACATTGGCGGTCTCGGGATCGATCCCAGCCGCGACGGCCTGCAGATACTGCGAGGTGGACAGGTCAAGGCCTCCGCCTCCCCCGCCTCCCCCGCCGCCTCCTCCCAGCTGTTTCAAGTAGACGGAACGCTGGAATTCCCGCTCCTCCTTGGCCAGCTGGTCGGCCCGTTCCTGCTCGTCTGATCTCTGGCCTTGGATGCCCGAGAGAAGCTGGGTTGCGTTCTCAAGGCCGTATTGTTTGCCTAGGAGATCTTTTCCGAAGAGGTCAGAAGCGCGACCAGAGGCTTCGTTTAGGACTCCCTGATAGCCTTGTTTGGAACGGTCGGCGATAGCGAGTCTCACATTCGGATCAAGGTAGGAAGAACTCTTGGTGTCGGTGTATTTCGGATCGTCGTACTTGGCCAGAATCTCTGAGCGAGACAGACCATAGAGAGGGTTGGCTTCCTTAGCCGCGCTCTCGAAAAGAGACGGCAGATCGAGCTGGTCCAGACTCGCCTGCTGGTAGTCCTTATTGGCCTGGCCGTAGTCTTCCTGGGCAGCCAGAAGCTCATCGCGGGGCGTGTAGTAGATGTCCTCGCCTTCACGACTGAAGAAGTCGGTCTCCTTGTCGGGGGTGACTCCGTACTTGCGGACTAAATTCTGGAACTCAGAAAGGTCGAGTTTGCGTTTGGTAGGCATGATTAGTATGAATAATTGGAAAATTGGTAGAGGGGATTTGTGGCGTAGCCTTCAATGTCGGCGGCCCGGTTTCGTCCAATTCCTCTGAGGACTCGGCTCTTCTCGGTATCGAGGTCGAACATGCCGCGGTTCTTCTGACGACCGATATTCTCGAATGACAACCCGTAATCCTCCAAGCCTCGGGTTCTCTGCCGTCCAAGTTGATCGCGATTGGTCGTGAAGTCTTCGAGCAGGCGGGAACGGTTCGTGCCGATGCCACTTTCCGAGGTTCCGATATCCTCAAGGAATCGAGAACGCCCTGTGCCCAGATTCGAAAAGGCATCCTGGAGCGAAAGTTGTCTCTGCTTCTGCTGATTCATCAAATCTTCGCGCTGAATATCGCCTAGGCCGCCTCCAAAACCCAAGCCTTGAGTAGCCAGACGTTCCTTGAGTGCGCCGCCTTCCAGTTCGCTTGCCCTCGCGATTTGTTCTTTCTGACGGTTGAGCAATCCCTCCTGCGTCCCGTAGTCCTGAAGGCCGCGGGAGCGTGAAGTGCCTAGTTTCGATAACGCGAGCGATATATCTTCGAGGCCGCGATCGCGTCCCCGCATAAGTCCCTGGTCGCTGGACCTGATGTCCTGCAGGAAACGGCTCTGTCCGGTCTCCAGGCCGGAACGGCTGAGTCCCAGGTCCTCCAAAAGACGGGACCGGTTCAGGTCGTAGTCGCCTCCGGTTTCCGAAAGCTGCTCGTCGTATTTGGGGTCGAAAAGCTTTTCTCCCTCGAAGCGGAGTTCATCTCCGGACCGGGGTTGCGGTAGGAGGTAGGGCATAAGTTGTGAGATGAAGTCTTGGATGGACATGGATTAGTCGGTTAAGTAAGAGCCGTGGACGAACATGGTATAGGCGGCCTGCATCTGCGTCGTTACCCATCCGGCATTGTCTTTAATCTCTTGGATGGTCATCACGCTCGCGCCCTTCGAGATTAAGCCGACTACCTGTATGGTCGTTCCTTCAAGATCAAATCCGGAAGCGGGAGCAACATGTACGAGCTGTCCGGTGTTAATGGCATCCTGCGCGGCAACGGGAAGCGAAATTTGATAGTTTCCCGTCCCGGTATGCGCGGTGGTGGTGATACGGGCGGAGAAGATGACGAGTTTTCCGATCTTGATGTATTGCCCGAGCTGCGTGGTATACGTTCCCACACCTGCCGAAGTGCCTCCACTCACGACGGGAGTGTAGGGTCCGACGTCGGTGAACCCGTCGAAAAGCAAGTCGAGTATTTCTGAAACACGCGCCGCGTTGAGCTGCGTCTCATCAATACTGTTAATGCCAGTCTGCAGTGCTTCGAGCGCGTCCGCAATTGGTTCAGGAATTCTTGGTTGTCCTCGGGCAATGCCCGAGAGGTCTAGGGATACTAGGGACATAATGGTAGTGAATTATGAATATCTTTCTTTCTCTTCTTCCTCGTAAGCGAGGCCGTAAAAAGTAAATGGAGTGTCAATGCCTGCTTTGTAGGTACGAAACTGAATCGACTTGGCGCTGAAGAAAAACTCTTCAATTACTTTAGTTATTTTGCCAAGTCCAGGCCAGACATCCCCGTCCTCTCCCCATGTTCCGGAATCTTCCCAGAGGTCAATAGATTCGCCTATGTCGACAATGAGGTTGCGCCAGGAATCAGAGTCGTCGGCCCGATAGGAAAGTCTAATGATGGCAGTTTCGTTAGTTTTTAGGCTCAACTCAGGTAGGGCATTAAACGAGTAGACGAGGCGCTTGAAGTCTTTGAGCTTCGCTTTACGATTTCCCTGGAATATGGCCGAGGACCAGTACGAGGTCATACTCGCACCATCCTTGTTCCAGACATCAGTATCCTCGTCGGCGCGATAGCGTCGGTAGGCCTTCCCTGTTCCCGTAGCCCCCATGATGAGGTTCCAGTTTCCATTGGAGTCTTGGAAAGTGCAGAATTCGGACGCGCCCCAGTCCAGACGATACCAGCCACGAAATGAGCCGTCAGGGTTGCGCGAGAAGTCCAGGACGAGGATCGCGCTGTTTTCGGTTGCGCCGTCCAAGGGAAGCGAGAAGAAGAGCTTGTTCTCAAACCAGTGGAGGCGCAGCTTACTCGTCTGCCCGGCCGTCATGCCCTGGATTGTTGGCGTCACCTTGTCCGAGATAAGCACGTCCTGCTGTCCGCCTCCGGTATTCAGCCAGACTCCCTCGCGGTTGGCGAAGGCAAGGCCGCCGTGCGGAATAACGGCAACGGCTTTGGGATTGGCCGCACCCGCACCATAAATTGAACGCAAACCGGTTGTGGCGAACGTAAGGCCATCCCAGCTAAACTTGCCGCTGCCACCAAGTGCTTTGAGAATGAGCAGCGGTCCGAAGTAGGCCACCACTCCTTGGATGTCAGTACCGTCGTCGTCGGCCACGTTGATGGCGTTTACGGCCGGCCAGGTTTCGTAGGCTCCGGAGTCCGAGAAGCGAATACGGCTTGGATTGGCAACCTCGATGCTGACGAGCCGATCGACCTGCGGTAGGTAGGTGATAAATGACGAGAGTGGAATGGCCGCCACGTCACTGGTCGACGCACCCCCGGAGTATTTCTGTGCGGTATGCACGCCGTCTACGATGTAGAGGGCGCCACCTGCCATTGCGCCGGAGACTGAGGTCGGCGTAGTGCCGGTGTGGGTCTTGACGGTTGACCAGGTCGACCCGTCCCATTTGCGAAGGAGAAGTGCGGTCGCTTTGATGAGATGGCGTGTCGCTCCAGTGCGATAAGACATGAGGCCGGTAGTCTTTCCCGTTTCCTCGTCCTCTCCCAGTTCCACATATCCTCGTGCGGTCGTGATAGCACCATCGGCGGTCGCTTCGACGTTCAAGAGGTCGGGAGATTCATTCGGAAGCAGCTCCTCGGGCTTGTCGCGGGTGTTCAGCCCTCCGTTGAAGATTGAAAAGAGCTCGATTGGCACGGCGGAATCAACAACTGGAATTTGTGGAATGGTACGTCCTGTCATAGGGGTGATTTAGCCGTCCTGGTCGGCGGACTGGACGAGGAGGAGTCGTCCGAATCCGCCAGCCGGGCAGGCTAGTAGTTTCTTGGATAGAATTCTTCAATGTGCCGGGCCTTCCGCATGTGGCCCTTGATTGGCTTGTTGTTCTCGGCAACCAGGCCATTCATCATCTGTTCGGACAGGGCCAGGTGATTGCCTGCCTTGCCGAAATTGCCCTCTCTTTGCCAGAGAAGGCCCACTCCCTGCTGAACGAAGAACGGATCGAAGGTATCGGGACAGAGTGGCGATTCGGTAACGTCCGCGAGATTGGCACCTAACTCTATGTAGGTCAAATCGACGTTGTTCGAAGCGCCAGCGTTGGAGTAGCCGGGAAAAGCGATTTGCTTGCCCAGGAGGTAATACTTCCTCGGGTTCGAGTCATTCGTGTATCTCGTACGGTCCAGATAGCTGATTGGGTGATAAATGTCGCTATCAACCATAACTTCCCAGACCTGGCGGAGGTCGTCGGGAAGATCAATCAACGAAGCGTCAACTGCCGAAAGCTGCCCGGTCTCTTCGAGCCAATGCCAGGGAGCACGATTCTGGGTGTCCTGGTAGATCAAATTGAAGAGCTGCAGACCCTCGGTGTTCCCGAGCGATTTGCGGTGGAAGAAGGCGAGTTGTGAGATGAAGGTAGCTGGTGTCACTTGGCAAGTTTCTCGTCCTCCGGTGAATAAAGTTCTCCGTTCGATTTGATGAGTTTGTCGCGGTACATGAGATAGTCCTGCTCTCCCCAGAGCTTGTAGCCCTTGTGAAGAATCGACAGGCCAGTATCGCAGTGAATCTTCAGTCCCGCTTGCTTGGCTCGGTAGCAGAAGGCCGAATCCTCGGGTAGTTCGCCGCCGTTTGGTAGGGGCTCGAAGCGGAAGCTGCCTGCTCCTTTCGGCTGGGTGTCCTTAACTGCCTGGAGGGCTTTTCTGGAAATCAGGGTGAAGGCCATGCCGATGGAATCTACTTCCAGGAGAGCGTTGTCAGGGTACTTGAGGATCGTCTGGACCTTCTCCACGTTGCCTTCCGGGTCTTTCTTGAACATGCCGATGGTTGGCAGGCATGGAGGCTGACGCATGGTGCAGAGGGCTCCCACTACGTCCGCGTCGCGGTCGATGAGGCGGTCCAGTCCTTCAGCCGGAAAGACCATGTCGCCGTCGATGAACAGGAGATAATCAAACCCCTGTTCCAAAGCCTTGTCCGCGATGAACGATCGGGCTCGGTGAACGAGAGATGAGCTTCGGAAGGTGACGACGTGCGGGAACTTCGTGACGCTCGTCAGGTTGATGAGCGAGATGACGGTCTGCACCTCCGGCTTGTCATACACCGGCAGAGCGATCATCACCTTCTTCTCACCGCCGATTATCGGGATCTTCTGGCCCTTGATTTTGGAAAAGGGTATTCTCATATCCTCCGCGTGTTAATGTGCTTATTCGCCCTCGGCGGCCGCTTCGGCATCGACGTCCGCCGCGGTGGTGGCTTTCTTGCCGGACTTCTTCGGCTTGACCACGGGCGGCTCTTCGGGCTCATTGGCCGCCTGAGCAGGCTCCGGGTTTTCCGAGGCCTCCATGTCCTCCTGTTCCTCGAAGAAGGTCTGGCCGTAGCCGTGATGGTTTCTGAGCCAGTCGAGCATTCCCGGGTCGTCGGTCGTGTACTGGCCGTTCACGAACTGGGCGAACACGGACTTGGACCAGATGAACTGGTTTCCGACCATCTGTTTGACCGAAGGCTCCTTGATGAGCCTGAACTCCCGGAACTTGGAGAAGAAGGTCACGGGCTTGGTCTTTTTGGTCTTTTTGCTTTGTTTGCTGTCGTCGGTTGGCATAAGAGGTTTGGTTACTGTTCTTGTCGCCCCAGCCCCCCGGCGAGGGGGAGCTGCGGGTGACGAGATCAGGCTTAGTATTGGGTCACATCGTACAAGATGCCGTGGGTCTTCTCCTGGATGAGTTGCAGACCGACGTGGGTTCTGTATTCGCCCTTGATGAGTTCCTCATCAGGTGCCTGAATGTTCATTTTCATCCGGGTATCCAGACCCTGCTGCGGTCGGTACATGACATTATCCATGTCGATCAGGAAGTTCCAGCCGGAGTAGCCGGTCTGAAGACCCGCGGTGCCTTCCAGCATATCGTGAGGGATGATCCTCACTTCGCCGTGGGGCGAGATGTAGCGGGTGATGGCGATGCCGTAGGCTTTGTCGGACGGAAACATCTGGAGTTTGCCCTGCGCCCACGAGCTGATGGCGGAAACCGTCAGCCTTGAGGCGAACAGGTACTTGGTCCTGGAGCCGTATCGGAAGGTGCCTCTTAGGAAGGTCTCGAACTCGGCTTCGGTGAGAGTCCCGCCAGCGTCCGTCACGTTGGTCGTGATGAACTTTTGAAGTCCGCGGGTGTACCGCCTGGGGTGCGCGCCGTTGGTGTCGATCGCCCTTTCTCCGAAGAAGAAGGCGCGTTCGATTTTCTGGGCGTGTTCGATCGCCTTTTTGCCCTTCTGGGTCTCCAAATCCCGGCCTGTCCATAGGTCGGTGTTGTTTTCGGTGTCGGTAACTTCAAAGGGGGTCCGGAAGATCTGACAGTAGTTGTAGACCTCCGCGGCGTTGGTGGAGTTCATCTCCTCCGAATCGTCGCCCTCCATAGCGGCGGAGCCGATGATCCACAAGGGATCGTCGTCGTTTACGGCCGCGGCCGAGGTTTCACCGACGCCACGCTCAAAAGCGACGTCGGACGTGCCGACTGCGGTTACCCGCATGACTTCGGCCGTCCTGGCGTTCTTGACCACGTCGTTCACTGTGAAGTAAGACGCGTTGTCGACCGCCATTGAGGTATCCGAATCGGCATACCCGGTGGAGTAGTTGATTGCGTCGATGTATTGTCCGTAGACGTCTTCGAACCACGAGAATTTAGGATTCTTCGTAGGCCGTTTGCGGGTTTTGGCGGTCAAAGCGGTCAAGGGGGCCTTGTTGGCGTCAAGGAGATATAGCTTATTGTCCTTGTCGTCGTAGATTTGGGCTGCTGTGATGTTCCCGGTGCCGCGAGCACCTGAGATATTGGCCATGGTTGTAGTTTGGGTTAGCTGATTAGGACTTAGCCGTTCAGGAGATCCGTATTCCGGCTCTCCTCGAACAGTTGGTCGATCGGGTTGTCGGAAGGGGCATTGCCGGAGGCGGATGATCCTTGTGAGGATTCCGCGTTGTCCAGCCTGCGAGTTCCGGCCCGATTCGACAGATCGTCCTTCGTTTTCACTTCCCTGTCTTCCCTGGAGGCGAGGTAATAGAGTTCCGGGAGAGTCAGTTTCTCGCCGGTTCTGCGGTCAATTTCGGCCATCTTCTTACTGTAATTCTTGGCGTCCGGAGTGTCCTTGAAGTAGGTCTGAACCTCCCTCTTGGACTCTCGGTCATAGATCGGACGGACGGCCTGACCCACCTTGTCGACAGCGGCCTCCTCGGCGATCCGGACCATGAGATCCAGCACCTGTTTGGCTTGCGGTTGAAGATTGGCTTCGTCGATGCCGAGCTTCTGAACTATCCGGCTCCTGAGGTCGGGCGTGCCTTGTTCCGACTGATCGCCGGACTTTGGGGCTCTGATTTCTTCCTCAGGGGGCTTCTCATACTGCTTGCGCTGCTCAGCCAGGGCCTGCGTCTTTTTGACGTAGGCGGCCTGCATGTTCTTGAAGACGGGCTTTAGCTCGTCGGGAAGTTGGGAAGGATCGAAGAACTTGTCCTCCTTACCGTCCTCAGTTTGCTCCTGCTGGTCATCGTCTCCTTGCTCCCCTTCGGGAGTGGAGTCTTCAGACTGCTGGGAGTCCTGGGTGTCGGTGGCGGTCTGTTCCTGGTCAGTCCCTGTTGATTGCTCCTGACTGGTGTCTTCCTCATGAGAAGACGGGTCTTGGTCTTGGAGTTCGTCGGGGTTGCTGGTGGTATCAGCCATGTTGATTCTGGTTAAGAACTAAAAGTCAGCGTTCATAGTGGAACGCTCTGAAAGAAGGCCTGCGGGATACCGCCGTTGGACAACACAGCACCCGCAAGCGCCCCTCTCGGAACGCTCCACGATTCCGTGTCCAACGGTGGTTATGTAAGTGCGGCTATTTGGTAGGTTCTTCCTGCTCCAGCTTCTTCCTTAATTGTTCACCTTTTTTCTCGAATCTGTCAACCTCGCGCAGGATGAACTTGATGGCTTCGGCTCGTTCGTCCAGGAGAACGTACTCCGTTCCGATCTCGTCAAAGGTGCGGACGCGCGTTTTGACCTGTGCCTTGGGGTCATCCTGATCCTGGCTCCAGGTGGAACGGGCAATCTTGGCTTTCTGTTTGTCGATAGCTTGGAGAGCTTGATTCAGGCTGGAATTGAGCAGCTTCCAACCCTCGGTCTCTTTCATCTCGTGGATGGCTGAGGCCTCATTAAGGGCTTTTTCTTGATCTTCGGTAATAGACATATTAGTAGGGTTCTAGGGTTAATTGATGAGAGTTCGCCTCCTCGAGCATCTCGTCGAAAAGGTCAGATGTATCTTTGGACCGCATTTCCTGCAAGACCTCCATGAGGTCTGAAAAGGCTTGATCAAACAAGGCTTCGACATCGGCTTTCGAGTCCTGCTCTTTCTTCTCGCGACAGGCGGTTTCGGCGGCTCTGACAGCGTCATGGACCTTACTCCAAAGGCGGGAAACGGCGTCTATCTTTTCCTGTTTGGCCATTTCCTGCTTAACGACGTTGGTGTCATCCTTGCCTCCGGGTTCGTCGCCGGACTGTTCCAGGATCTTGGCTCTATCCTGGTCGGTTGCTCCGACCAGGCGTTCCTCCAATGATGTGTTTGGTTGTGGCATATATTTTAGATTCTTGATGATTGAGAGAGAATTGACGCTAAATCGGGAGTCCCCTGTTCGGGTCCAGGCAGGTTCATTTCTTCTGGCTGTGGGCCTTCTGGAAGCTGAGGGGGTAGGTCGGGCAGGACTTCCTTCGGGTCGATCTTCAACTCCTCAAAGGTCTCGATTACCTTCATGACGACGGGCCTCAAATTCATGCCTTGGAATTGCGGATGATCAGCAGGAATCTTGGAGAGCATGGAGATCAGTTCCATTCCCTGGCTTCTGGTGACTTCCTTGGTGGCGAGCACGGATCTCACGTCGTACTGAAAGTCGAAATCCCCTTCGAACTCGAACGGGGCCATCTTCTTGAACTCCACAGCTCCATCGGGTCCAATCAGGTGAGCCAGTTTGGCGGTATCCCAATTCTTCTGGTAGAGCTTCAAAATGATGCGGCCGCGACGGTTCAGGACGCGATTCAACCGGCGAATGATGCCGTCATAACGCTCACCGGATGAGCCGGTAACCTTTTCAACTTCGGTGGCGGTTCGTTTGGTGTTGGCGCCAGCTCCCGATACGTAGTCGTTGGCGGCCGTAGCCCGCTGCCCGTCCCGGTCGATTACTTCTTCCTCTCGGACTGACGAGCCGGTGACATCGGGTCTGACCAGAGGCTTGTAGCTGTCGATATTGGAAAGTCTGACAATGTTACCGGCAAACGCGGTGAACTCGTCGTCGTCCACGGTCTCGCTGTCGGAAAGCAAACCCATTCCCTGAATGATGATGTCGACGTTGTCGAGACGCTGATCACGCTGCTTTTTCTTGTAAAGCAGGACCTTTTCCTGCTCTCGGACCAAGCCCATGCCGCGGAGGTGGTAGGTGTCGTCAATGGGAGTCCAGGCGTTGAAAGGCAGGTCGGCGTCAGGAGTCGGATTGTCCTTGGCGCGGAGTTTTACCTTGCCGTTGGCAATAGTGATTGTCTGGCCCTTTGGATGATCTTTGGATTTCCTGGTGTAAATCTCGACCAGCTCAACCTTATAGTCGTCCTTCTTGTTGCCCAATCCCTCGGATGAGGTGGCGTAGGTAGTAGCATTCCGATTCTCGGTGGTATTGGCTTTGAACGGCTCCGGAAACTCACGGATTCGCAGTCGGTCCGCCTTGTAGTCTGTCGGGCTGTAGGTGCGATGTTCCTTGTCGAGTTCCGCAAGAGCCTGCTTGTCGTAGAGGGATTCGTCGATCTCCGAACGCCATTTGATGATCCGGTGGGCTGCCCAGGGCAGGGTTTCGATACTCGAATAGCCCAATGGGTAGATGAAGTCAGTGTTGTCGATTATCTCAGAAACTGGCGAGTCGTAGATGGGAACCTGCCGCTTGACCTTCTTAACGCCAAGCTGGATACCTAGGAAGGTGACAGGTTCTTCCTCCTCGACCTCCTCGGTCTCCGTCTTCCAGGTAATCTTCTCGACGGCGAAGTCCATCCAGACGCCACGCTTGACGAACTTCTCGAAGCCGTCGTCGAAACCCATCTCCTGCCAAGCGTAGCGGTCGAGGTCCTCAACGTTCTGGGTTCTTGTTAAAAGCGCCTGCGCCTGCTCGAGGGACATATCCTGGGTGATGCGGGGCAGGACTCTCAAGTGCGGCCGTCCTTTGGTCAAGCGGGGGGTGACGGATTCTACGGTGGCGTGAGCGTCGGGCGGTACGTAGTTGTTGCGGTAGGGGCCTTCTCGTTCGGACCACATCCACCAGTATTCCCAAAGACGTTTCTCCTGATCGAAATACGGCCTGAGGTTGTCTTCGGCTTTCTTGACTCGTTCAACCCACTGGCTGACCAGATCCTCCGTCTTCTGGGTTTTTGATTCCTCCGCCTGCGGCTTCTGACCCTCCATTGGAATTTGAGGCATAGGCTATTCTGAAAATTGGCTAAGTAATACCCTCCGCTTGGCTTTTCGGAGCTCGTGGACGTCTACGTCATCAATGCGGTGCTGGCGGGCAATCTGCAAGGCGATAAGAAAAGCTATTACTCTATCATCAAAGCACGAAACGTTAGCGCCTGTCGAGCCGTCCTCGTGCACGACGTATGATAACAGCTCCTCGACAAGGGCGCGGGAACGGATAGTCAGGCCGTCTTCGCGCATAAGCTGGCGCCCGTAGTTCTCCATCAGGTCTTTCGTGGATGTATTCGTCCGCCAGCCCAACCGGACGTCGGTCTTTGAAGGATCAATGCGATTCGGCACTCTCCGCGTGAAGATACGGCCGTAACGTTTCTTGAGGCTCGTGATGGTCGTGAGCCCGGGGTCGTTGACTTCAGGCCCGATAACGGCCTGGTTGTAGTACCAGCCGAGGCGGTAGAGCACGTCGCCGAACAAATCGGGGTCGATATGGCCGTGCCACTCGGCCACTTGTTCTAGAGACTGAATATCCACAACCTCGGCGCAGGAGTAGTCGCCGCCCTGCAGGCCCTCGGCCACGTCTCCGCCTATGGCGTAGCGGCGGCCGGCGATTGGCAGCACCCAGATTTTCAGGCTGCCTTCGGGGTTCTTCTCAAAGCGGATCGCGCCTTCGTCGTTCTCGTGCAGGTCGCCCCTAAGCTTCGGTTCGGTCTTCTCCGTGGCTTCGTAGTACAGCCGGAGCTTGTCTTTCGAGAATACGGTGCGTCCGGCCGAAAGGAAGCAGTCAATGTCGTTTTCAGGGTATTGAGACAGAAAATGGGCGAGTGAGTCGTACTGGGCTGATGTGAGCCTTCGCCAATGCAGCTGCTCACCTGTAAGAGCGTGCGCATTCCGGACAGCGTCCTCATCCTCGGTCAGGGAATCAAGGAACGTCCTTCGCTCGGCTTCATCCGTAAACGGCCGGGTGTACTTAGGCTCGCGAAACCACGGAAAGAACACTGCCCGAAAGCCGTTTTCCCCTCTCTTGGCCGCGTTGTAGAACTTATGGAAGTCGTCGCCAAAGACGTTCGGGGATGACTCGATGAATAGGGACGTTTCCGGCCGTTGTGGTATCGCGGGCAGGACGCTTTGAATCAGCGCCTTCAGGTGGTCGAAGAAAGCCGCGTCCGAAAGGTGGACGTGCTTCAGAGTGCGGGAACGGCCGGCTTTGTAGTTCCGGGCCAGAGCGACTCGGATTGAGGAGCGTAGGCCGGGCCGTTCAGCCCTGGCTGACTCGTCCGGGTTCTCAAAGACAAGTTCTCTGCGATTTGAATATCGTTTCATAGGCTTCAAGGCGTCCGGCAGGGTTTCGTAGAACAGGCGGGATTTCTCGAACAGCAGAGCGGTTGAGTCCTCGTCATAGCAGAGGATGAGCGAATCGGCGTTCTTATGAGTAGCCGTATCCTGAAAGATAATACCGCTGGAAAGCGTGGAGAAACCGACTTGCCTGGCTTTCAGGATGACGTCGCGGACGGGATTGCCCTGCGCGCGGCGCTGAAGGGTATCTCGAAGATACTCCCGTTGAATCGGCCGGAGCTTGAACGGAGCGAGCTTCTCCTCGGGCGGGTCGGTCTTGATCCACAGAAGCCGCTCCAAGTAGAACTCGGGGTCGTCACGAAGCCTCCGAAGGATCGCCTTGTGTTTGTCCTTCATCCAGTTGGTTTAATGTGTCTTCTAGGTTGCCGGTCACCTTCGCGTTGATTTCTTTCGGGGCTTCCAGTCCCTTGATTTTGGCTGCTGAGTCAAAGAATCGATGTCGTGCGTTGTGGTCTGGTACGTCAATAAAGTCCATCGTCTTTCCTGTGGCATCATTTCCGACCACTGCTGAGATAGCTCTCTTGGCTTCCAACCCTTCACTCATGACCGTCGCAAGCTTCTCGTCGGTAATGCCCGCTTTGTCCATAGCCCTCAGAAAAACCTCTCTAACATTAGGTTTTCTGAGGTTCTCACTGGCCTGGGACTGAGCACTCTTCGGACTATATCCTGCATCTTCGGCAGCCTTCTTTTTCGTCTTGCCTTGGGCTAATCCCTTAACAAAACTACGCTGCTTTTGGGTCAGCTCAAGCTTCTTGGGCTTTGGTGGTTGCTGTGTCATAAATCCAATGGGGTAATTTGGCGGCGATATAAGGAAACACTTGGAAGCAGGATTTGCAGACCAGGCGGGATACGTCACTGGGGGTTCTACCATCCATCAGGGTGATATCCTTTTCCGTGTGCATCGGTCCTTTCCCCGGCAAACGATCAGTAACCGCGACTTGGCGTTTGCATTTCGGGCAAAACAAGGGAATTAAGAGTGATTGACCGTATTCTTCTTTAATTTTGGGCATTCTTGTGATGAGTCAATGAGATAGGCTCGTCGGCGCCTTACAACCTCGTCCCACAGCTGATCCACAGCCCTGAAGAAGGTGTGTCTCAATTCCTGCCGGGACGGACCGTATAGGACCTGGTTGTCAAGTCTGAGGACGAAGCGGGTTTCGGTGAACGGGTTGGGATTGGCGGACGGCATAGGGGTTCGTACGATCGGGTCCGGGGCTTACCCGAACCCTCACCGTCTTAAGTGTCGGCAAAGACGGAAAGTTGCGTAATGGCGCTCGGTGTTAACCACCACGGGAAACACCGAACCCGATTGCACGGACCTCAGACGAATAGGCTTACAAGGTACCAGAGTCCTAGGAGAATCAGCAGCCAGCGAACGTATCGCCAGAACTCAAGCGTGAAAACGACCAAAGCCATGAACAACATTGTCGGATAGACGAGGAGTCTAACCAGTAGGTCCTGAAGGCGTTCCACGGAGGCGGTCCTTCCAATACAGGTTATACGCCCCCTGCGTGGCCGTTATCGCCACGGTAAGGCTTGCCCATACATCCGCGCTGAAATCGCCTGCTACAAGTGCTGAGAGGCCGCCGAGGATTGCTGAGGATACGAGTGCGACCGTCCAGTTGAGGAAACGGTTGGTTGACTTGGCTACGAACTGAATAAGCCAAGGCAGCCCTAGGGAAACAAAGAGCGAGAGAATTGGGGGCACGAAACTAGGTGCTTCTATCATAGAATTGATTGGTTAAGGCTTCTGAGGAACCTCCGCTGATTTCGTGACGGACGTTCCCATTGGTTTGATATGGAACCTTGGAAGGCTCCTCGGAAGACTGAACCTATGCCTTTACTGAAGCCAGGGATTTAGAATTCTGTCAAGGAAAGCAGTCCTCGACATGAGAGCTGCTGGGTAGGTTAATTAGTTGATTGTGGCCAGCTCCTCGCGGAACAGGCGGGAAAGAGCAAGGGTGTTCTGCATCTGCAACCTGGGGCTCCTGGACTTCTCAACTTCGCTGAATGCGTTGTAGAGGGACCAGGCGGTTCTAGGCTCAAAAGGCGGGTATTTGGGATTCTCCCACGCTTCGACCACCTTTGGCAGATTCGAGGCCGGAAGAACTCCCTGCTTGACCGACTCGACGAGCAGGTAATCGGCGTCCCGTGGTTCCAGTACAAGCGCTTTCATGCGGGCAATCTCCGTGTCCTGACGCTGCTGGAGAGAGGACACCTGGGAGAGCAGTAGTTCTCGAAAGATAGCGATGTCGTTAGCCGTGATGTTCATAGACGTACTTAGCTTCCATGTGGTCGATTTCATGCTGAAACACTTGGGCCATCAGCGAAGATAGGCTGAGGTGGATCGGAGCTGCAGCGAGAACTGAGTCGGCGCTGAGCACGGGACGGAACTCGACTTCGCATTTGTTCCAGCGCTCAATGATCGCGGCCGTACGTCCTGAAAACGTCACGCAGCCTTCGGCTCGTTCCACTGTGGTTTTCGTATGCCGGGTAATAGACGGATTCAAAACCAGAAATCCATGCTCGGCCAAGTTCCAGTTATCCTTGATGTAAGGGTGCGCCGGATTGAGGACAAAGAACCGTAGCGGGTCGTCCTTCTCGACTTGAGAGTGCGCGAGCGCAAAGATGTTCGCGAATACTCTGTCGGCGACAAGCTCAGCCACAAGGTCAAGCATCTGCTCAGCCTCGGACAGAACGCGCGGAATGTCGTCCTCGGTAACGTCTCGACTAATCTGGTGATGTGGTTCGATGATATCCATTTTATTGGGTGGGTGGGCGGGTAAGAAACAGTGCGCCGGGTGACTCAGCCACAAGGAGATAACCGACCCTGACCGACCACGTTCGGGACGCTGTGTCCTCCACTTCCGGCTGTGGGCGCCTAGCTTCCCCATGGTCGGCCGGGGTCGGTTACCTCCGACGTAAGCGGGCCTTGCGGCCCTCCTCCTCGTTGTCGCGGCGAATCTGGGTGACGACCTTCTGGCCCCGGTAACAAGCCATACATAGGGCATACTTGCCACTCTTGTCGTCGCAGATTCGGCAGCGACGTGAGCCAAGCTGGATAACGAACCTCATATTTGGTCCTCCTCCCAAGCCACTTCCCAGTCGTCGGAATAATCCTCGACTCGTTCGTGACGGGTTATGGACTGGATATCCTGGCCCGCGCAATCCTCCGGTACACGGAAGGTTGCCCAATCGTGCCTGACAATGGTGATGAGTTTGTACCGCATGGTTGGTACTCCCTAGCCCCCTTGATTAGTGCCATCGGCTGAGGGCCTCAAGCCCGAAGGCCTGTCTCAAAGGCCAGCGAGTCGAGACCTCAGTCAAGGTGGAGACCGCTTCGGTACTACCTTGGACTGGTGGTCGAGCGAGCGGTAACACGCCTCCCCCGCAGTGTCCTTCGGCGCGTCCCGCTTTGCGGGACTCCTTGTAGAGGGAGCGAAGCGCACGGGAGGGTGGGGCTCATTTCTTCTCCTTCTTTTTCTTGTTCCAACCGGGAATCCCGAAGAGCTGGTCGGTTACGATCATGGCAATGCCTTGATCTTTCTTCTTCTTCAAATCCTTCCTGCAGTGCGGACACTTCTCGAGCCACTTTCTTTTCTTGTTGCGCAAGAGTTCCTCCTAGTTAGATTGTGAATGGACTTGCGCTCTTGGACCGGATCTCTGCCAGGTCCTCGGTCACGACGATCAGCTTGTCGAACAGGTCGTCCCTGGGTTCATCAGCCATCAGGAGCAGGCTATTAAGGAGCTGTCCCCGATCCTTCGGGTCGAGGGCTCCGACGGCCTCCTGAAATACAGGAAAAATTTCTTTGAGCTTTCTGAGCTGGTCTGCCGTCAGGTCGGTTATGAGCTGATCCATTTGCTTCTTCTTGCGCTTCGCCTTCATGATCATGGTTTCCTCCGTTTCCGAGGGGGTTCGTTCCCCCCGTCACTAGGTGTCTGATTTTCGGCGGCGGAGGAAATGCAGGCAGGAAGGATGCCGTTAGATGAGGGTTCTGGTTACTTCTGTTGTTGCGCGCGGGATCGGCTGGCTTCGGGCGAAGGCCAGCCCAAGGCTTCTAGGGTGAGCGTTCAGCGAGACCCGTTAGCCCAGGACCGTGAGGGGATGGGGGGAAGACTTGGGCTGGCGTGAGCCTAGCAGGTGTCGAGCCGCGCAAGTCGTGGAGTTATCCACACTTGGCTCTATTTCGGCCTCGTGTCGGCCGTGTGAGCCGTCCGATACGATTTATCCACAGGGCCGAAGTCGCCTGCTCCAGCCGAGACAGCGCGCTTCGTTCATGATTCCAGCGGGTAACGCTGGCCTAGGTCGTTGTAGTCTTCGGGGTGAAATTCACCATTCTTCCCGGCGATAGGCGGGAAGTCTACGTCGATGTTCTTCCGGGTCTGAGTATAGTGATTCTCGTTGAAAAGTCGATGGTACTCTCGCTGATTACGCCTCCTCCGAAAGAAGAAGCCGACCGTCATATCCTCGATGGTCGTATTCTCCAGGAACTCGGCCTGTACGACGCGAGTTTGGTAGCCCGCGGCGAATCCTTCCTCGCGGACCATTTCCTCCTCGGTTTTCGCTAAGTCATTGAAGCCGGTCATTTCTTTTCGGTTAATGAACCATAAAAGCGCCGGAGTTCGCTGATGGACATCCGGGCGACATCGAGAGCCATTGCACTGATGATGTCGGTGGTTGTGAGACCAGCGCGATTGAGCCTGTTTTCGAATCTGACCTTGTCCTTGATTGATGGAAGATAGCCGTAGATCCGGGCCTGGTCCTTCTCTGCTTTGGTCTGCTTCTTCATAGGGTGTGGATAACTTACTGGTAAGTATAGAGTTATCGTAGCACGTGGGAGATAAGGGTACAAGCTGGCCGAAAATCGTCCACCTCATAAAAGGAGGTGGAGCGTCCGTGCACCAAAGCGTAGAATCCATGAAAAGCTGGTACGAACGTCGGACCGGGTGCGCCGTATCCGACCTTGAGGCATCCGAGATAGCCTGGTCTTTAAACTAGTTATCATTTGGATGGTTTTTATGCTTAATGAAGATCCTACTGAACGCTTGTATATAATACTCATTATCAACTACGTAGTAAGTCATGTCGTCAGGTTTTGATGAGACTTTTATAGCACCACCATCGTTCAGCTTTGTGACATTACTCTTCTTACCATCTTTATCTATTTGTTGCTGTTTGGGGTAAACTTTTGTCCTAAGATCATGGCTTTTATCATAACCAAGAATCTCAAATTGGTCTGGATTATATTTGTCCAAAAAACTTTTTGGTACCCCCATTACCCCATCATAATCACTGGGAATAGAGTCGGTAAATGGTACTTCGATGGCATCATAATTATCATATCTCTCATACGCATTTTTACCTTTAATTTCTTTGTGTTTGCTGTATTTCAAATTTTCTTCCATTGTCATAAGCGGCAATGGTTTATGACGCCTGCCATGATCTATGTTCGTAAACCAGCAAACATTACGAAACTTTACCAACCCCGTTTTTGTATCAAAAACCCCTGAAGCAAAATCGCGAGTATTTGGTGTATAAAAATATGCATTACCAGCATGGAAACCATTACCCAACCACAACTTATTATTTTTGATTAGTGGGAAAATCTCTTTGTAAGTAATCGCATTCATGCTACCGATAATCACAATCTTTTTGTTGTAATCAAAAAGTTTCTGAACGAATTCGCGGAACAAGCTGAACGGCGGATTTGTTACCACAATATCTGATTGCTCCAATAATTTCACGCACTCGGGGCTTCTGAAATCACCATCGCCATCAAGCGGCGTCCATTCGTTGTGTTTGTTTAACCTTAACTGTTTCGCAATATCCTTTAGGTTGAATTCACCGTCGCCATCCACGTCATGCACTTCATTGATTATAATCTTGTTGGCGGTTACCTTTGAACGGCCATTTGATTTCGTAGGAGGTTTGCTATCGCCATACAAAGGCAGCTCCAGATTAGCCACGGGTGAAGGTTTGTAACTAGTGGTGATAAGTTGTTTCAACCCTAGCTTGTTGAAATTGAGCACGAAATAGCGAAAGAAATTGCTCTCGTATGGATCGTCGCAATTGCAATACACCACTTTGCCACGGAAAACGTTGGGATTGTAATCCAGATACGCTTCAATCTCTTTCTGGATATCACCGTATTGAGTATAAAACTCGTCGTTTTTTACTCGTTTTGCGTTTGTAAGATTCTTGTTTGCCATAGTTCGTTAACAGTCCAACCGTAGTAATTGTATTCTTATTCCCCTTATAAATAAATCGTTTTCGTAGCGAAGCGGAGAAAAAACCACACATCATCGATTCCCTTTTGCTCGATTATGGGTCTTACACAACATCTCACAGTTCTTAGGTGCTGTTTTACCACCCTTACTCCACGCAGTTACATGG